CGTGAAATCGGACTGCTGGAAACGGAGGCTGGCAAAGTCCCGGCCCTTGATGCCGAGGTCACCCGCCTGAAGGGCGAGCTGAAGGTGTTCCAGGACAAGGCCGCGGCCGACGATGCCGCCGCCCGTAAGAAACTGCTTGATGACGCGGAGAGTGACGGCCGCATCGATGCCACCACCCGCCCCATCTATGAGAACCTTTTGTCCAAGGACCGCGAGAACGGGGAAAAGGCGTTGGAGAAACTCTCCCCGAAACGCAAGGTCATGACCGACCTGCGCGTGAACCCTACCAATGAAAGTCCATGGAACAAGCGTATGACCGAGATTAAGGACAAGTTGAAACATTAATAAAAATATTTGCTATGGCAATAGTAGTAAGAAACACCAACTACAACGGTGAGGTACTGGAGAAGATCCTGGTACTCGCCTGTACCGGGAACGACCTTGTGGAGAAAGGCCTGATCATGGTGATCCCCGGCGTCGAGAAGAAAATCAGCCTGCCGCGTATCAAGACCGGCAAGATGCTCCAGAAACGCAAGGAGAATCCGGGCCTGGAGGATTCGAAAGGTAACTTCAATTACTCGGAGAAGTCCCTGGATCCGGAGGACTTCATGGCGTTCACCACCTTCAACCCCCGCGCCTTCGAGCACATCTGGCGCAAGTGGCAGCCGAAGGGCAACCTCGTGTTCGCCGAGCTTCCTCCCGAGGCGCAGAACACGCTGCTTGACGAGCTTAGCAAGAGCGTGAAGTTCGAGCTGGGCTGGCATTACATCAACGGCGAGTTCGGGAGTGACGACGACCACCTTTTCAACGGCATCCTGACCCAGGCGGCCAAGGACACGGACGTGATCGTGGTTCCTGCCCCTTTCGACACTTCCATGATCGGCAAGCTGAAGGCTGTCCGCAAGGCCATCCCGAAAGCCCTGCGCGAGAACCCGAACCTGCGTATCCTGATGAGCATCGACGACTTCGACAAGTACGACGATGAGCTTACCGAACGCGAGTACAAGAACACGAGCGAGACGGATATCAACAAGAAGCGTTACAAGGGCATCACCATCGAGACGCTGAATTCCTGGCCTGACGACCTTATCGTGGCCACGCTCTGCTCGATGTCTGCCGACGGCAACCTCTTTGCCGGCGTGAACCTCCAGGACGACGAGGAGGTGATCCAGATCGACAAGTGGATGAACTCCAGCGAGCTGTACTTCTTCAAGCTGCTGATGAAGGCGGACACAGAAATTGCCTTCGGCGAAGAGTTCGTGGTGCTTGACACCCGTACCTCCCCGGTATTCAAGACCGTGGTGCGCACCATCTCTGCCGATCCGGTCAGTCTTTCTTTCAAGGCCGCCGGTGAGAGCAAGGAGGTGACGATCATCGCTTCCGGTGATTACAGCGTGACATCCGTTCCTGCCGGTTTTACGGCAGAGGGTACCGATGACGGTCTGAAAATCACCGCCGGAGTGAACAGCAGCGGCAAGGCGGTATCAGGTACGCTTGTGGTGAGTCTGGACGCTGATCCGGAAAAGAAGGTTGAAATAACGCTGTCACAGGCGGCCGTTGATGAAGAGGAAGGCGGTGAATGATGGGAAAGCTGAAATATCTCGTGATCCACTGCACTGCGACTCCCGAGGGCCGTGAGGTAAGCGGTGCTGAAATCCGTTCCTGGCACACGAATCCCGTATCCAAGGGCGGCCGCGGCTGGAAACAGGTCGGATATACTGACCTGTTCCATCTGAATGGCGGCGTGGAGCGCCTGGTGGACAACAACGAGGACGCGAACGTGGACCCTTGGGAAATCACTAACGGCGTGGCCGGCTATAATTCCGTCAGCCGTCATATCGTGTATGCCGGCGGTGTAGCCAAAGACGGCAAGACCCCGAAGGACACGCGTACCGTTTGCCAAAAGCGTGCGCTTGAGAAGTACGTGAAAGACTTCCACCGCCGTTTCCCTGATGTCCGTATCGTGGGGCATAACGAGCTGGCGGCCAAAGCCTGTCCCAGTTTTGACGTGCAGAAATGGCTTGTTTCAATAGGTATCAGACAATCATAAAAAAGTGATCATGGACACGAGCGTACTCTTGAACTGGATATTTGGCGGCGGCCTTCTGGCCGCTCTGACGGCCCTTCTGACGTTGGGCCCCACGGTCAGGAAGGCGAAGGCGGAAGCGGAAAAGGCGAAAGCCGACGCGGAGACCGTGCGGATAGACAACACGGAGCACGCCACGCGTATCCTGATCGATAATATTGTAGAACCCTTAAAAAAAGAACTTAGTGCGACACGAAGAGAGATGGCGCGTTTGCGCAAGGCTATTGACGGTGCCAATGATTGCCTTCACCGTGCTGACTGTCCTGTCCTTCATGAGCTGCGCGAGCTCCCGAAGACAGGCCCGGAGCTTGACGACGGTGAAAACCGCGTCAGGCGCGGACAGCGCAAGGTCCGGGCGTCGGGGGCTGGTGATGGCGGGCCTCCCGGCATCGGCGCTGACATTGAAAATTCCGGTTCCTGACCTGCTGGCGCTTCCTGCCGGTGCCTCCTATCATGGTAAAAACGGGCAGGCGGGCGTGGATGTGACGTCCAGGGGCGACACGTTGGTAGTGACCTCCACCTGTGACAGTCTCCAGCGTCTGGTCCTCTGGTATGAGGAGGAGCTGACACGTATCCGGGGCGACACCGTGAGTGTTTCGGAAGTTTCCGAAACGGAGTTCAAACGACGTTTTAGCCCCGTTCAAATCGCCCTCGTTGCCTTTATCGCCGGTGTGGCATCCGGCATTGTATTAACCGTTTTAATCAAGAGACGATATGGAAAAGAATAAGAATTTCATTTACGGCATTGCCGTTGTCAAGTTCGGCTCCGCCACGATCGGTTGGATCGAGAAAGGGAGCTGGGAGTGGGGCGGCACGAAGCCGGAGAGTGTTGATGTCGAGGCGGAACAGGTTCCCGACGCACCTGTGCTGACGCTTTTGCAAAAGAACGGTCAGATTTCCCCGACGTTCAACCTTATCCAGCTGGACTACAAGAACATCAAGGCCGTTCTTGGCGGCACGCTGGTGGGTTCGGATGACGCCCCGACGGGTTGGAAGGCCCCTACGGAGCTGGTACAGATGTCCGGCAAGTGGACAATCGACTTCATGAGCGGTCAGACGATGACTATCCCGAACGGTACGATCCTCTCGAACCTGGGCGGGAAACTGACGCTGACGGAGGTGTCGAAGATCGAGTGCCAGCTGAAGGTGAACAAGCCGGAGGACGACAGTTCTCCTTACGAGATCAACGACACGGTATCGGCATAGCGTATGGACGAGCGTGAAGCAAGACGTGTGCAACGGGAGGCATCCGAGGCCCTTCTTGACCTGGGTGTCTCCCTTCCCCTGAAGGAATGGCACTTGCCTTTCGTGAAACGTCCTGTCCGATGGAGGGTGACGATGCACCGCCCGCGTCTTGCCGGGCAGATATGCATCGTGCGGATATACCTCTCGATGGGAGTTTCCCCGGAGGAGATTTCCTCCTTTAACGGTCGTGAGCGTCTGGAGTTTCTGGCACGTCACGGAACCGAGGTTTCCCGGATGGTTGCCTATACCCTTTGCCGTGGTCCGGTCAGCCGGCGGCTTCTTGTCCGCCCCGTGGCGTGGTTCCTGCGTGAGGCTGTGGAGCACCGTTTCCTGATGGGTGCTCTGGAGAAGTTCATCAGCCTGATGGGCAGCGAGTCTTTTACGAGTATTATCAGCTCGATCGATCGGGCGAACCCGATGAAGTTGAGAATGAGCCAAAGAAGGAAGGGGAGTTAAGGACCGAGTTTGAAGGTTCCCATAGCCCCTTCGGTTTTATCTGGAACATCGCGAGTGCTACCGGCTGGACTGTTGAGTACATCCTGGAGAAGGTGAACTACCAGACGCTCATCCTGATGCTGTCGGATGCCCCGCGTTATGTCCGCCGCCGTGTGAAAGCCGGAGATTCTGAAAACGCCTCCCGCGGTGGTGTCGATCCGGAGTCCGCCGCCCGTGAAGCCGGTGATATAGTGAAGTTTTACCAAAGCAATTTAGAACTGTAAACGATGAAGCCCGTAGAAATCGAATTTCTGATGAAGGACAACCTGACCGGCGGCCTTGACAAGGCCGGCCTTGCCGTGGATATCCTTGCCGGAAAGGCCGGGAAGGCAGCCGATGCCATCAACGCGCGTATCGAGGAGCAGAGAAAGGTCATCGACCGGGTGAGCTCTGACCTGCACCGGATGGAGACTCAGCTTCAGAATATGAAGCCTGGCCCGGCCCAGGCGGAGCTTGCCGCCGACGTGACGGCTTGCCGCAAGGTGCTGGAGGAGGAGCGCGCTGCCCTTGAAGGACTTGAAAAGGAGCACCGCGAGGCGGAGAAAAGCGTGCGTAACCTCCGGGAGGAGTACAGCCGCATCTGCCTGGAGGAGGAACGCGCCGCTGCCGGGAGCAAAAGCCTGACCGACAGGATCCGGGAGCAGAAGGAAGTCATCGGGCAGATCGAGAGCGATATCAAGTCCCTGGAGAAAGCCTACCAGAAAGCCGCTCCCGGTATGGCGAAATCGGCTGCCCTGGATGAGTTGAACGCCGCGAAGCGTGCGCTTGAGGAGGAGAAGGCTGCGTTGCAGGGCCTCCAGGCGGAACAGGAGAAGGTGCGTGAGAGCGGCAAACGCCTTTCCCTGCAGCTGCGCGAGCTTCAGGACAACATGGCCCGCCTGCGCCTGGAAGGGAAACAGGACACTGAAGGATACCGGAAGATGGCACAGCAGGCCGCTCTTCTTTCTGACACGCTTGCCGATCTGAACACCCAGACGAAGATCCTCTCGCACGATGACGCGAACCTCCAGGGCTTCATGTCGGGCGTGAGCGGCCTTGCCGGTCTGTTCACCACGGCCACCGGCGCGCTGTCTCTTTTCGCTTCGGAAAACGAGAACCTGGCAAAGATCCAGACGCGCGTGCAGAGCGTGATGGCCATCACGATGGGGCTCCAGCAGGTGTTCAATACCCTGAACAAGGATTCCGCTTTCCGGCTGGTGACGGTCGTCAAGATGAAGAACCTGCTGACTGCGGCCAATACCCGGCTGGCTGTCTCCTTAGGTATTTCCACCGGTGCCGCGCAGGCCCTGATGGCCACGCTTACGTTGGGCCTTTCAGCCGTAATAACGGGAATTATTGTCCTTTGGGATAAATACAGTGATGCGCAGGAAAAAGCGGCGGAAAAAGCGAAAGAACGGGTAAAAATCGAGTCCGACGGCCGCGCTCAGATGATCAGGACCCGTTTCGAGATCGAGAGCACGCTGGCGAGCCTGAAGAAGTTCACCGGCACGAAGGACGAGGAGAAGGCGAAGGTGGAGGAACTGAACCGCAAGTACGGCGAGAGTTTCGGGTATTACGACACGATCGCCCAGTGGTACGATATCCTCCAGCAGAAGGGTGAGAAATACATCCAGATGCTTTTCCTTCAGGCCAAGGTGCAAAGCCTGGTGAACAAGGCCACGGAGGCTGACGAGAAGGTGAACGAGATCAAGGCGAGCCGGCCTGAAGACGTGGACGGCTCAATGGGCTGGTTCGCACGTATGGGGCTTTACATGGCCCAGAGCGAGTCACACGGACAGGTGGACGCGCAGGCCTTGATCTCGGAATACAACAAGGAGGCGAAGGAGAAGGCGCTGCGTGAGGCGGAGAAAGTCCGCGACGACTATCTGGCCGAGGCGCGTGAGCTGCAGGAGGAGTATCTGAATATCGGCAGGGAGTTCGACCTGGGTGACCATGCGAAGCCCGACCCGAATGCCGCCAAAAAGGAGAAACAATCGGAAGAGCAGCGTGCCTCGGAACTTCTGAAGCTCCAGATGAAGAACCGCCAGGCAGAAATCGACCTTCTGAAGGAGAGCGGCGAGAAACGCCGCCGCCAGATCCGCCTGAACTACGACAAGGAGATCGCCGAACTTGCCGCCCAGGAGAAGAAGTGGAAGGACGCGCAGAAGGGCGAACTGACCGGCGAGCAGGAATCCTCCCTGAAAGAGGCGCGGGAGAAGGCCGCAGCGGCACGTGACGGTGACCTGGCAAAGGTGACCAGGGAAGAGAATGACGCTGCCCGCCAGTCCATGCTCGACTACCTGAAGGAATATGGCACGTACCAGCAGAAGAAGCTGGCCATCGCTGAGGAATACGCGGAGAAAATCCGCAAGGCGCAGGAGGAGGGCAACTATGCCGAGGTATTGCGCCTTTCCCGCCAGCAGAAGGAAGAAACGGCTGCCGCCGAGATTGCCAGCCTGAAGGCCGACATTGACTGGGACGGCCTTTTCGGCAACTTCGGGGGGCTGCTCGAGGAGCAGCTGCGTCCCACTTTGGAAAAGCTGCGCAAGTACGCCGCCTCCGACGAGTATAAAAACGCGAGTGCCGAGGACAAGCAGGTGATCAGCGAGCTGATTGCGAAGCTGGAGGACCGGAGTGTGGGTGGTATTAACCGGAACATGTTCCGTGACGTATCCCGCGACCTTTCCGCCTACCAGACGACGCTGCGTGAGCTGACGGAGGCGAAGGAAAGGGAGAAGGCCGCGGCCGACGCCCTGGTATCCGCCCAGGAGAAGCTGAAGAAAGCCACGGAAAGCGGCGACCCCGCCGCCATGAAGGAAGCGGAAGAACTGGTGGCCACCGCGCAGGAGACGTTCGACGCCGCTTCGGTGAGCGTGACCGCCCTGACAGAGGCGAACGACAAGGCCGCGCAGGACCTTCGCACCTCCAGCACGAACGCCGTACAGTCCCTCACTGGGCTTGCCGAAGGTCTCCAGGGCCTGAAGTCCGGCTCCCTTGCCGGCATAGCCCAGGGGCTGGGCAAACTGGGCGAGTCGACGAAGAACCTGGGCGGCGTGATGGGCAGCGTGGGCGGCACCCTTGCCGAGACCTTTTCAAACGGGGGCATCATCGGCCAGATCATCGCGGCGGTGCTTTCCATCCTTGACGTGCTGAAGGAGGGCATCGGCACGCTGGTGAGCGATATCCTCGATTCTGTGCTCGGTGCCGTAAACGGCATTCTGGAAAACATCCTTTCCGGTGAGCTCTTCACGCAGATCGGCAGCTCTCTGTTCTACGGTGTCCGTGACATCCTGGACACGGTGAGCTTCGGGCTGTTCTCCTCCCACGGCAATGCGAAGGAGGTGAACGCGCTGGTGGACCGCCTTACGGAGAGCAACAAGTACCTGACAACGGCCATTGAAAAACTGACGGACGAGATGGAGAGTTCGGGCGGTGCGCAGTCCACGGAGTACTACCGGAGCGCCTACGAGAAACAGAAGGAGAAGATCGAGAACGACCGGCAGATGCTGGAGGCGAAGATGGGTTACCACAGCTCGCACCATTCCAACAACTACTATATCGGCAAGGCCATGAGTGGCAGCGACTGGGACCGTATCTCCTCCTACCTGGGCAAGTCCGTACGCGACACGGGTGCCCTGTGGCGACTTTCTCCGGAAGAGCTCGCGAAGCTCCAGGAACTTCCGGACATCTGGGAGAAACTGCATTCCGGCAAATACGACCAGTCGGAGTGGCTCGAGGAGTATATCTCTGATGCGGGTACGCTGCTGGAGCTGCAGCAGCAATGGCAGGAGGCAATCACGGACACGTCGTTCGAGAGCATCAAGAGCGGCATGAAGGATCTTCTGAAAGACTTTGAGACGGGTTCGGAGGACGTGATCGCAAGCGTGGACTCTTTTCTGGAGAACGCCATCTTGAAATCCGTCGTGGACGGTACTTATTCCGAAGAACTGAAGAAGTGGCAAGAGGTTTTCGCGGAATTCATGAGCGACGGGATCCTCTCGGAAGAGGAAGCCGGCGAACTGCGGCGGAAGTACACGGATATCTTCAACGCGGCACAGGCGGAGAAGGACTCGATGTTCGCTGCCGCCGGTATCACGGAATCCTCCTCCACGACACAGAGCGGGAAGTCCGGCAGCTTCACGGCGATGTCGCAGGACCAGGGCACGAAGCTGGAGGGCATGTTCACCTCGGGCCTGAACCACTGGGTGAGCATCGACGAGCGGACGGAGGACGTGGCAGGGCGTATGGCCAGTGCCGAGGGGCACCTGGCGAAGATCGCGGAGAATACCGGCAAAAGCGCCGGCTTCCTCGGCGAGATGAAAGAGGATATCAAACGGATTATACGTGACGGGTTAAGAATGAAATCATCATGAGCATGGAATCAATCATGGGCGGGCTGTTCCTTATCAACGGCACCGACATCTGGACGGAGTACGGCGTATTCCTGACGGAGGAGAAGAGAGGCGGGCGCGACAACCTGAAGGCGCTCCTGTGCCCGAGCGGCACGAAAGAGCATACGGCGGTGGACATCCGCGAAGAGGACGGGGAAAAATATTCCGATACCCTCGCGGTAGCCAACGCCGCGCGCGACGTGACCCTGACCTTCGCGCTGTACGCCGCCACCAAGCAGGAGTGGCTGAAGCGCTACCTGTCCTTCATCTCCTTTTTGAAAACCGGCGAGAAGGGGTGGCTCTCGCTGCATTTGCCGCAGCTTGACTTGACGCTGCGGGTGTTTTACCTGGATTGTCCCGGCTTCACCCCGCTGACCTACCTTTGGGAGGAAGGCGTGCAGGCCGGCCGCTTCAAAGTGAAGTTCCGCGAGCCGAAACCGGTCATTTAACAACCATTCAAACGACGTTCAAACATGCTTTTAACGGTATATGACAGCAACAGGCAGGCGAAGGCGGTCCTCTCGCCGGATGACAGCTCGACGCAGGTGAAGGCGCTCCAGGGTGACAATGTCCTGACGCTCTCCTTCACCCTGTACGAACACGTGGCGCTTGAGGTGAACGACTACGTGGACTTCTGCGGCGAGCGCTATTGGCTTCTGGAGCGCTACCTTCCGGAGGAGGTGAGCACACAGGAGTGGAAATACGACGTGAAATTCTACGGCATCGAGAGCCTGATCAAGCGGTTCCTGGTACTGAACGTGGTGGACGGGGATCCGGATCCGGTGTTCACGCTGACGGCCCCGCCGCGTGAGCACGTGGCGCTGGTCGTGAAGTCGGTCAACGACGGGCTGGGCGGCATTACCGACTGGAAGGTGGGCACAGTGGAGGGTACGGATAACATCGTGATCGACTACGAGGGGAAGTACTGCCACGAGGCGCTGAAGGAGATCGCCGAGGCCGTGGGCTCCCAGGCGGAATGGTGGATCGAGGGCCAGACGGTGAACGTGTGCCGTTGCGAGGACGGGGTGGAGCTCCCTCTGGCCTACGGGCGCGGGCTGACGGGCCTCTCGCGTGACAAGGCCGACGGCGCGAAGTTCTACACGCGGCTGTTCCCTATCGGCAGCTCCCGAAACATCGACCCGGAAAGATACGGCCATAGCCGCCTCCAGCTTCCGGGCGGCGCGAAATACGTGGACGTGGATGTGGAGAAGTACGGCATCCATCACCACTACGAGGCCGACGCCTTCGCGGGCATCTACCCCCGGCGTGTGGGTACCGTGACTTCGGTGCGCAGCGAGGAGGTGACGGGCGAGGACGGTGAGCCCTTCACGATCTGGTATTTCCGGGATGACACGCTGACGTTCGACCCCAACGATTACGAGCTTGGCGGCAAGGTGAAACGCGTCTCCTTCCAGGAAGGCTGCGAGCTGGCTGGTCTTGGCGAGGAGGAGGACGGCACCTATTATTTCGAGGTGAACTTCAACAGCGACACGCGCGAGTTCGAGATCATCACCATCTGGCCGTACTCCGACGACACGCAGCTTCCTGGCGGCAGCCTGGTACCGAAAGCCGGCGACTGTTACATCCTCTGGAATATCCGCATGCCCGACGAGTATTACGGCCTGGCGGAGGAGGAATACCTGACGGCCGTGAACCGTTACAACGCGGAGAACGCCGTGGACGTCTCGGTGTACAAGGGCCCGACGGACCACGTGTGGGTGGAAGAAAGCGGCGCGGACCTGTATGTGGGCCGCCGCGTTCGGCTGGAAAGTGAGGAGTATTTTCCGGAAACGGGCTTCCGCAGCAGCCGCGTGACGAAGGTGACGCGCAAGGTTACGCTTCCCTCGCAGATGGACCTGGAGATCTCCGACGCTCTCTCCACGGGGGTGATGGAGAGCCTGACGAACCGGATCGACGAGGTACGGAATTATACGAAGACCGCCGTGTCCGGTGCGAACCTTCCGGACATCATCCGCAGCTGGGACAATACGCTACCTACTGACAACAATCTTTTCTCGGCCCGTCGGAGCCAAAACGAGTTCATCAACAAGAAGAAGGCTGACCGCGCGAAAAAGAGGATCACTTTCGAGGAGGGTATCGGTATCGGGCTGGAGGAGAACGCCGGTATTGACGGCAAGGGCAACGCCGAACTGCTGACCCTTGTCGTGCGTGAACTTCTTCGCAGTCCGAAATTCGTGGACGGCCTTTTCGGCGAGGGCTGGCGGTTGTGGATGGAGAACGCCCTTTCACACCTTACCATCGACAAACTGACGGTGCGCCAGGTCATGGTGGTATTGGAGATGCTCATCGAGAAAGTCCGCAGTGTCGGCGGCCAGCTCTGCGTCAGCGCCGCCAACGGGAAGATAAAGGCGGTCGAGGAGCAGGACGGACTTTATAAGATCACGTTCGAGCAGGATAACACGTTTGTGGCCCATGACCTGATGCGCTGTGCGACATTCACCGGCGGCAGCCTGAAAAGCTACTGGGTGGAGGTTGCCGGTGTGGAGGGTGATTCCATCCTGGTGGCCGCGGACGAGTTCGGCGCCTCCCTTCCGGAGGCGGGCGACGAGTGCGTGCTGATGGGCAACACGGAAAATCCGCTGCGCCAGAACCTGATCCTGATATCGGCCACCGAGGACGGGCAGCCCCGTATGGACGTGATGGACGGCGTGAAGGCGAAGAACTTCACCGGCTGCCTCCGTGCGCGTCTGGGCAATCTGGACGGTATCAGCGATGACTGGTTTCCGGCGGACAACCAGCCGCATGGCAACGGCCTTTACAGCGATAACGCCTATCTGCGCGGTACGTTCCTTCTTGTGACGGGTGAGGATATCAAGACCAAGTTCGAGATAGTCGAGGGGAAAATTGTCAGTTCCGTCACCGCCCTGCGCAATGACTTCGCCACCGAGCGCGGTTACCTGAACAACCCCGCCTTTGATGACGGTCTTATGAAGTGGAGCACGGAGAACGAGACCGTGTTCTTCCTTGTGGGGAACCGTTGGATCTGGGCAAACGGCAACGTGCTGACGAAAAAGGGTGACAGCGCGAGTGTGACGGAGGATGACGGCAGGACGGTGGTGCGCATCCGGAACAAATACATCCTCCAGAAACGCGAGAACCTGAAAAGTATTCCCTCCATGCCTGAAAACGACAATGGGGAGAAGGAAGCCGTCCCGGTGTTTCTTACCTTCTTTTACCGCTGTGCGACGGCCGGCACGCTGCGTGTGGAGTTTGTGGGTGTGGATAAGACGGGTTTCGCCAATTTCAACAGCATGGAGGTGGAGGAAGAACTGTCCGCGACCGACGGGTACGTACAGTACACCTGTAGCGGACTCTGGAACGGTACCGGTGATTTCAAATTGAGTTTTACCGGCGATATTTACCTGTATATGCTCATATTGAGCACCGACCGTGTGGAATCCCTGACACACCGTTATAAAACCCTTTTCGAGCAGTCGGAGCGTCTGGTAAAGATATCGGCGGCCGTGTTCGACAAGGACGAGAACATGTTGGAAGAGACCGGTCTGGTGGTGAAACCAGAAGGTGCGGGCATATATGCCCAGGACGCTGACGGGAAACTGGCGCTTATCGGGGTTTCCGTGGACGAGACGGATGCCGACGGCAACCGTGTCAGCGTGGTAAAACTGACGGGCGACCATATCAAGCTGGAGGGACTTGTGACAGCCAACGAGAACTTCAAGATATTGGAGGACGGGAGCATCGAGGCGAAAAACGGGAAGTTCACGGGCGAGATTGACGCGGATACGGGCAAAATAGGTGGTTTCTCGATTTCTTACGGGCATATAGGCATTGACAAGGACGGTGGCGTCAACGGTATGTTTCTTTTCAACGACATGATCGGCTTCAACGGTGACAACATGCAGGCACTCATCGGCTGTTACAGTGACCTTGGTACCGACATCCTTGGCCGTTTCGTGAACACGCAGTCCGGATACCTTCCGAACTACGGCCTGATTTTCAGCGTTCAGAACAGTCTTTCGAACCGTAACTACGCGTTTATCGGGACGGGTGACGGTATTCTGAAAGGTGTAGTGGAGGGCTTCCGCCTGAACTGGATTGAGTTCAGCCAGGCGAAAGAAGCCAAGTATATCAATCTTAATCGTGGCAAGTATGTGGAAGTCTGCGGCAATTATGGTGACTGCGTGCTGATGCTTCCCAAGCTTTCCGAGCTCCGCACCTCGCCGGGTTTGGGCACCACCTCGACCGAGGATATCGCCGTGCGCCTGACAGTCGTGAAGCGTTCGGGTTCTGACGTGAGACTTTACGGGCGCACGGGTGATTTCACGGTGAACGGCTCCTCCGTTGATACCGACCAGCACCCGTATTTCCGCGACAATAATTTCGGCAACACGGGTTATTGGAACATGGGCAACGGCGATGTCGTGGAGGTCCTTCTGACATACAGTGCGTCTGAGTACAACGCTTATACAGTAAGTATCCATCGTTAAAAATCATATTATGGCAAGAATCAATTTTAAAGAGTTGCCGGTTTATACCGGCATATCCCGCAAGAAAACAGTGACGGGTGATGCGAGGGAGTCCTTTGCTGACCTGCTGTACACCCGTATGAACGGCATCCGTGCCAAGAACCTCGCCCTTAAGATATTCAACAGCGAGGGTGATATGTATCTGGATGCCGAGGACGAGAAACTGGTGCGTTTTGCCGCCGTGAACCTTTGCGTCCCTTCCGTGGGCGATGTGATTATCGATATGCTTGATACAGGTAAAAAAGAAATTAAGGAGGAATAATTTATGGCACTGACAGACGCTGAGAAAACCGAATTGAAGAACGACATCCTGAACGCGATCAAGGCAGAGAGTCAGGGTGTGAATGAGTTGACCGAGGTCACCTCGCTGGACAATATCAAGAGCCTTCCTGCTCTACGGGGCACGGAACTTGTGAGTGCTCCCATATCGCTGCTGGGCAAACCCGCGACAGATGCCGCTGCCACGGCCAATGCCGCCGCCACGAAAGCAAATAATGCGGCTACCACTGCCACGAACGCTGCCCAGACGGCCACGGAAGCCGCCGGTACCGCCAATTCCGCTGCGGAAACGGCTAACGCTGCTTCCGAGGTAGCGGTGGCAGCCGCCGGTGAGGCCCTTCAGGTGAAACAGGATTACGCAAACACCGCCCTTGCCGCCCTTAAAGGGGCCTCCGCCCGTTTCGGCGGCTTTGTCGATATTTCCGGCGATGATGTCGATTTCTTTGAAGACAGCGAGGAACATTCTCCTGAAGAGGTTCTGTACAGCCTCTCTCACAAGTCGTTTGTGGTCCAGGCGAGCGTCAAGGAGTATTACTCGTCCTGGCCGGGCAGCGGGATATACAACCAGAACGGGGTAGTGTTGAAAGACAAGGCCTACCTGCTTGGAGAGGTCCTTTATGTATGGAGTGACGAAGAGGAAAGTCTTGTGGAGATCAGCGGCAGCGGTGGGGGCAACACGCTCAATATCTCGGTGGAATATCCCCCTGAGAGCGGTTATCACAGCCTTTCCACTGCCATTTCCGCTGTGGAGGAAAAGCGTCGCAGCCGTGGCCGTTGCATCACCTACGAAGTCTCGCAGGGCAAATGGGAGACCAAACAGTTTGTTGGCACAAGCCTGTCGAGCTGGGAGCAGGAGGCGAGCTGGGAGGATTTCGGTGGCGCGGGTACGGTGAAGAGCCTGACGGTGAACGGTGAGCGGAAGGTTCCGGATGCGGAGGGCAACGTGAGCCTGACTATCGACAAGGTGGAAGTGGACGAAAGCCTGGACGCCGGCAGCACGAACCCGGTGGAGAACCGGGCGGTGACTGCGAAGCTGGAGGAGCTTGACGCGAACACGGTATTCGGTGCGAGCGCGGAGCTTTCTGACGACGAGACGAGCGTTCGTCTGACGCTGACGAACAAGTCCGGCGCGGAGATCACCTCGGTGGACCTTCCAGCCGGCAGCGGGGGCAGCGGTGATGGCGGCAGCACGACGAGGATTGTCCTCGGGGCCTTGGTTGACAACCCCACCGTGAAGGAGGGCGGCAGCGTGAAACTCACCTGGACGTACGACCACCAGTACTCCTCCGGCGACGAGAAAGGCGAGAGTACCGGTCAGAAGGCGGCGGTCACCATCCAGGTGAAGCGCGGTGCCACGACCACCTACTCGGAAAGTGTCCGGGACGTCAGCAAGGGCACGTACACGCTCGACCTGACGAAATACCTGCTGTTGGGTACGAGCGACATCTACGTGATCGCGGAGACCACCGACCCGACCACGGGGAAGGCGCAGAAGAAGCAGGCGTACGTGAGCGTGAAGAGCGTCACGTTAAGCCTCACGAGCAGCTATAACATCGCCACCGGTATCACGCAGGGCGGCCTGGGCGCCGACGATACGGCCACCATCCCCTATGCCGTGACCGGCACGGGTACCAAGACGGTGACGCTGTGGGTGGACGGTGTTCAGAAGGAGGCGCACTCTGTGACGCGCAGCGGTACCACCAACGGGACGTTCAGCCTGGCCATGTCCGGCCTGTCGGTGGGTCGCCACACGGTGCAGATCGTGGCTGAGATGGAGGCCGACGGGCTGACGCTGAAAAGCGAGAGCGTCTATATGGACCTTCTGAAACGGGGGAGCAGCGCGCCGTTCATCGGCACGAAGATCGTCCATTCCGACGGGCGGATCATCACCGGTACCGGACATACCGTCCCGACGATAGAGAGCGGGCGTTACGAGCAGTGCTCCTTCGACTTCGTGGCCTACGACCCTTCGGTCACCCCCGCGACGGTGGAGATCTGGCGTAACGGCAGCCTCTCGCGCACTGTCAGCGTGCCGCGTAGCGTGCAGACCTACTCCAACCGCTTCACCGAGCAGGGCGTTCAGACCCTGCAGCTGAAGCTGGGTTCCACGTCCTACAGCCTGACGGTGGACGTGACCGAAAGCGGTGTGGATATCTCCGAGGCCTCCTACGGCCTGCTGCTGAAGCTGGACGCTGCCGGGCGCAGCAACGGGGAGAGCGATCCCGGTGTCTGGGAGTCCGGCAGCGTGAAGACCACGTTCGAGAATGTGGACTGGAGCAGCAGCGGTTGGACCGGCGAGGCACTGAAGCTGACTAACGGTGCGAAAGCCACCATCGGGTACAAGCCCTTCGCCACCGACGTGAAGTCCACCGGGCTCACGATAGAGCTTACGCTGAAGGTCAGCAATATTACCGACCGCTCGGCTGCGGTGGTGAGCTGTATCAGCGGCGGCAAGGGGCTCCTTGTCACCACGCAGGAGGCGGGTTTCCGTACGGGCCAGACGGTGACCTATACCAACGAGGACGACGAGCTGGTAACGCGTGACGTGAAGCTCTCCACCAACTACGCCGACGGTGACGTGATGAAGGTGGCGCTGACGGTGGGCACGGCCTCGGAGAACCGTCTGATGCAGCTCTACGTGAACGGCAACCGCACGGGTGCCGATATCTACGACGCGTCGTTCAGCTTCCAGCAGGAGACGCCGCAGGAGATCACGGTGGACAGCTCGGGCGCCGACGTGGAACTGCGTACCGTGCGGGTCTACAGCCGGGCCCTCAGTGATGACGAGGAGCTGGAGAACGCGATGGTGGACGCGGAGGATACCGACACGATGATGGAGCTCTACGAGAAGAACGACATCCTGGGCGACACCGGTGACGTGGACATGGACCGCCTGCTCTCTCAAGGGAAGGGTGTGCTGCGCATCGTGCGGGCGAACAAGCTCGATGACGTCTATGCCGAGAACAACAAGAAGACGGACTTCCTGGCCGATATCTACTATTACTCGCCTCTGGGCACGGAATACAACTTCATCCTGACGAACTGCTACATCCGCATCCAGGGAACATCTTCCACGAAATACCCGTCGAAGAACATCCGCATCTACTGCGCCAAGGGGAGCGAACAACTCTTGATGAGCGGTGACCACGTCAGCGCGGGGAACAAGTACACGATGCGCCCCGGCGCGGTCCCGGTGAACCTGTTCTGCTGCAAGTCTGACTACTCCGACTCGTCCATGTCGCTGAACACGGGCGGTGCGAAGCTGTTCAACGACGTGATGAAGGAGCTGGGGCTTCTCACGCCTCCGCAGCGTCACCAGTACGAGGCAGCGGGTAACAGCCTTGCCGGGATCAATATCCGGAGTGCCATCGACGGCCTGCCTATCGACATCTTCTGCGCGGAGACTGCGGACGGTGAGAATACCTACTACGGTCAGTACAACTTTAACAACGAGAAGAGCAAGAGCGGTGCGGTGTTCGGCATGGAGGGCGTGGAGGGCTTCACCCCGGAGTGCCCGATAACCTTGGAGATGCTGAACAACACCTCGCCGATCTGCCTGTTTGCCACCACCAGTGACAGCCAGCTGGAAGCCGACTTCGACGCCGGCGCTGAAATCAACTACGGCATCGACACGGCCGGCAAGGCGCAGAGCGACGGGGATATCACCTGGAGCGGGCTTGCCACGGCGCAGCAGACGGCCCTGAAACGCCTTTACGGCTGGATCCGGGCGTGCGTCCCCGCCGGGGCGGATGCAAAGGATCCTTCGACCTTCGCCAGCGACAAGTTCAAGACGGAGATCGACAGCTATTTCGACCGTGACTACCTGCTGACCTACTACCTTTTCACGGACTACTTCCTTTCTGTTGACCAGCGTGCGAAGAACATGATGCTGCGCACGTGGGACGGGCTGAAATGGTACATCACGTACTACGACGGTGACACGCAGCTTGGCAAGCGCAACGACTGCTTCCTGGTGTACGGCTACACGACGGACCGGGATACCTACGACGCGGAAGCGTCGAAGTACGCCTTCGAGGGGCACGACTCGTGGCTCTGGAACCTGGTGCTGGGTAACCTGCAGGACGATCTGAAACGATGCGCGGCGAACTTCCGGGCCGTGATGACGAACGAGCGGGTGCTTTCGATGCTGAACGACGAACAGAGCGGCAACTGGTCGGACCGTGCCTTCAACAAGTCGGGCTACCTGAAGTACATCGCCCCTGCCGTGCAGGAGATGTACGGTAAGGTGTGGCCTTTCATCTACGCGCTGCAGGGTTCCAATCGGTCGCACCGCGAATACTTCATCCAAAACCGCTTCGCGCTGCTGGATGCGAAATACGGTACGAGCAACTTCACGAGTGATAACGTCGACCTGTACCTCTCCCGTACGGCTGACGATACGGCCGACACCCTGAAAATCACGGCCTCGGAGCCCTACGCCTTCGGTTACGGCACAAACAACAGCCCCAATATCGCGGGTACGGGTATCGTGGACGAGGACGAGACGGCCACGCTTTCCATCACCGGTGCCTATACGGTGAACGACCCGCTGCGCGTGTATGGCGCGAGCCGCATGCGTGTTCTCGACATGACCGGCGCCGCCGATCACCTGAAGAACGCCCTTGACCTTGGCAAATGCACGGTGCTGCGCGAGCTGAACCTTCAGTCCTCCACGATCGGCTCCACCGGCTGGTGGCTCTCGATCAGCAGCTGCCGGCAGCTGCGCAAGCTGAACGTGCGTAACCAGTCTCAGGCGAAGACCGGTGGCAGCACGAGCACGGCGCTTGACCTGACGGAACAGACGAAACTGGAGGAACTGGACGCGAGAGGGACGAAGGTGCAGAGCGTCTCCTTCGCCAAAGGAGCACCGGTGACAAAGGCCTACCTTCCGGGCACGCTTACGACCCTCCGCCTGGAATACCTTTCCAAGCTCACCTCGTCCGGGCTTACGCTCGAGACCTGGAGCAACGTGAAGACGCTCGTCTTTGACAGCTGCCCGAACCTGAACTGGGAGACCCTGCTTTCCCGGTGCGCCAACGTTGACCGCATAAGGGTGACGGGTATCGACCGTGAGGATGACGGCACGTGGTTGAAGAAGTTCATGGAAATGGGCGGTGTGGACGCCGATGGCAACTCCACGGACACCTGCGCGCTGGTGGGTACCGTGCGCCTGACCCGTTACCTGGATGAGGAGACCTACGCCGCCTATACCGCCCACTTCCCGGAACTGAACATCCGCCAGCCTGAATACACGATGATCGAGTTCGATGACGAGGTATCGGATGACGCGAACGTGAGCAACCTTGACAACGGAACCGGTTACAAATATGACAGTGCTTACGAGGCAAGCGGTCATATTTCCGCTATCCTGAAACAGCGTCACCGTGTACTTGCTAAAGTGACTAAAAAAGCGACGACGCGGGGTGTGAACATGGCGAACGTTGATACGACGGTGAACAACCTTGACGGTGAAATGACATATTACCCTCTGGATGATAACGATTCGAACAAGTATGCCGACGGCACGGCTGCCAAACTGGACGGCACTGAAGGTGACTGGATGATGTACGAGCCCTTCTTCTGGAGCAAAGGTATCAATGACTACCTGAACGGCAAGCATTACTCCTGTTACAGCAGTAACGGTTCGGATAACATGCCTTCCGTTCCGGAGGCTGAAGTGCTGACGCTCGACGAGATTAAAGCCACAACAGGCGGCTATTTGAGTGGCCGCAAGATCATGAGCGGTAAGGATACGCTTTCGAACAGCTACAGCACCGACAGCACGTATTCGGTATGCAAGGTGAATGTGGGCGGTTACAAGTGTGTGCGTTTCCCGAGCGTTCCGGGTACGAACCTGGTTGGCAGTATTTTCACTGACGACGCGGGTACTGTCATCAGCTCGATCGTTGTCCCGACGCTGAGCAACAAGTTCGAGGCCGGTATGTATCTGATTGCCGAGGTCCCCGACGGTGCCACTGCCCTCCACTTCTCGGTCCTGAACACGGCGGAGTTTGACAAGGTGGTGCTTTCCAACAGCGATAAGATTGAGGACATGGAACCTGACTGGGTTGCCAACGACGAGCATCTTTGCGCTGTTGTTGGCAGTTCTGTCGTGGAAACCAAACTGCGTTCCTGCATCACGGGCGGCAGCACGACGGCGAGCCTTTCGTGGACAGACTTCCACTATTACAGTGTTCAGCGGGGTATGCAGCAGATTGACGCTTTGATGCACTCGCGCATCGCGAACCTGTTCTACGCGAAGTATGGTCGTCGTGACAGCCAGGAGCAGTGCGGCGCGGGTTCCCACTCGAACAATCGTACCACCGGCGGCACGGCCTCGCGCGGTATGACCGACACAATTGGCTATGAGGAGGCGTACGGTATCAATCCCAATATCACGAATTCGCTGATCGACGGTGTCGTTCACCAGTACGCGTGGTATCGCGATGAGGACGATTACGGCGGCGCTACGGTTACGCAGGTGAATAACATCTGCTGCCTGGGTTATGAGGATATCTACGGGCATAAGTATGACATGATGGACGGCGTGGACCTTCCCAATGACAGCGGTAACGCCGGTAAATGGCGCATCTGGATGCCTGACGGCACGACGCGTTTGGTGAAGGGTTCCACGAGTTCGGGTATCTGGATTACCGCCGTGGCGCATGGCAAATATATGGACGTGATCCCGGTGGGTTCCGTTTCGGGTTCTTCCTCGACAAATTACTGCGACATCTACTATATATCCACTTCCTCCGGCCGTGTGGTCTATCGTGGCTACTACTACGCGAGCCCG